ACTTAAACGTCAGGGTTTCTTTGAAATGTTTGAGGTAGAGATGAAACCTCTAGTGGATGCGTTTGAGGATTTGTTCAAAATAGAAAATGGACAACATCCTAAATTGATGAAAGAGTTTCTAGGTGGCCGTGTGTCATTAGAAACAATAATCATATTGGATGAGTTAGTTGGTTATGGACCGCAATGGGATACGGAATTGAGGGATGATATTATATGGATTGATTTAAACAATCTGATGAATAATTACGAAAGGTTCTTGACAATTGATCAAGAACAGTATAAGATAAGACTATTGAAACTCATAGAGGAGTCCAGTTGATGGAAGCAAGAGTAGAAGCGTTCTTTGAGGCACGGTGCCGGGAACTAGAAAACGAAGTGAAGGCAATGCAATTTGTCAACGCTGAGATGTCGGTTAAAAACGACGAACTGTCGGAGCGGGTTACCCAACTCTCTAATCGCCAACCGACTTGGCCTAAGGGTTATAAACCACAGCGTCGGTTTAACACCAGCAAGTAGATGATGTGCCGCCGTAGCTCAGTTGGTAGAGCAATTGATTTGTAATCAATGGGTCAGGAGTTCGAATCTTCTCGGCGGCACCATTTACCAACTAACTTAAAGGATATGTTTATCATCATTAAAAAATGGATTAAATTGATAAGTAAGTGGTTGGAAGGCAAACCGCAACCCAAATATCTTGGTAGGAAGTAGAAAGATAAATTATGAAAGTAAGAATGACATCACATTCTACACCAGATAACATTATTGGTGTAGATGACGCACAGGAACTCATTGCATATTGTGCAAGGGTATCCAATCCCGGCAACCAGAACAACAAAGATACGAGCGAGAAGCTTATCAAGTATCTCATTAAGCATAAGCACTGGTCACCACTAGAGATGGTCAGTGCATGTCTGGAGATTGAGACAACGAGGGACATTGCACGTCAAATTCTACGTCACCGCTCGTTCTCATTTCAAGAGTTCAGTCAACGGTATGCAGACCCTACCAAGGATTTATCATTTGAGACTAGAGAAGCACGTCTGCAAGACCCCAAGAATAGACAGAACAGTATCGAGCTGAGTGAGGACAATCGCCGCTTGAATGAAGAGTTTCGTATGAAACAACACGCCCTATGGAGACAGGCGCAAGAAACATACAAGTGGGCAATTAGTAAGGGTATCGCAAAGGAACAGGCTCGTGTAGTACTACCAGAGGGTATGACTATATCCCGTCTATACATGAACGGTACACTGCGCTCATGGGTACACTACATTGACCTACGGAGTGCGAATGGTACACAGAAGGAACATCAGGATATTGCGATTGCGTGTGCTAACGAGATCGCAAAGATTTTCCCTCTCATGAAGGATATCAGTAATGTCTAGGGCAGTTGTCATAGGAAATGGTGAGTCACGCAAGTGGTTCAGCGATAAACAGTATGAGGTTGATGCTGTCACATGGGGTTGCAATGCAATCTATCGTGATATGGTAACTGATAACCTCGTAGCAGTTGACTATGGTATGCAACAGGAAATCCATGAACGATGCGACTATAGAGACATTAATTGTCATTTCGCAAACTGGTCAGTGCTTCCTGCTAGTGTAGCAGATATGATGTTCTTGGGATATGATATTCCAGAGGCATTCATTCATAAGAGTTCGCCAGTAACAGACCAGTGTGTTATATCAGGGAAAGACCCTATGACACTTCATGAGAGGATTGAAGCTGCAATTCAGATGCATCCAGAGCTGGATATGAAAGACCTTCGCATGAAGATGGAGAAGGATGTGGGTGTCTGGATCACCTATGTGGATGAGAATGACCACATAAATAACATTGACTTTCCGATTGGATGGTCAGCGGGTAACACCGCACTGCACCTTGCATGTCAGCAGGGTACAAAAGAGATTTATGTATTGGGGTTTGACCTATCATCATACGATGAACCGTTGAACAACATATATAAAGGGACAGATAATTATCTGCCCAGTGATGCAAAAGGTTTTAATTCAACTAATTGGATGAACCAGATGCAAACTGTTTTTAGAGAGTTCAAGGATATTACGTTTTCTTGGGTAGATGCTAAAGAGCAATTTATTCAAGAAAATAATCTAAGTTACTTGACAAAAACAGAATTTTGTGATAAAGTGGTAACACTATAAACATACGAAAACATATATTACATAAGGAGAATACATATGTCGTTAAGTACACTAAAGAAGTCTAATTCGTTGGACAAACTGCTTGGAGCAGTTCAAGCAGATAGTGGTGGGGGAGAGAAGAAGTCCTATGTGGATGATCGTCTCTGGAAGCCCGTCATGGATAAGAGCGGTAATGGTTATGCCGTTATTCGTTTCCTTCCCGCAGTAGAGGGTGAGGATATGCCTTGGGCAAAGGTCTGGAACCATGCGTTTCAAGGCCCTACTGGACAATGGTATATTGAGAACTCTCTCACTACCGTTGGTCAGAATGACCCTGTATCAGAGATGAACTCTGCATATTGGAACTCAGGTGTTGAGTCTGATAAGGAGATTGCTCGTAAGCAGAAGCGTAAGTTGCAGTATTTTGCAAACATCTACGTTGTTGAAGACCCTGCTAATCCTCAGAACGAGGGTAAAGTGATGCTCTATCGCTTTGGTAAGAAAATCTTTGACAAGTGCATGGAAGCAATGCAACCAGCGTTTAAGGATGAAACTGCGGTTAATCCTTTTGACTTCTGGGAAGGTGCGAACTTCAAGTTGAAGCTTCGTAAGGTAGAAGGTTACTGGAACTATGATAAGTCAGAGTTCTCAGTACCATCTCCCCTGTTTGATGATGATGATCAGCTGGAAGAAGTATGGAAGAAGGAGTATCCTCTATCAGAGTTTACTGCTGCAACCAACTTCAAGTCCTATGATGAGTTGAAGACTCGTTTGGATATGGTTCTTGCGGGGACTACCACAGTAGGGAATGCTGCTGCGGTTATGGAAGACGCACCTTGGGTCGAACCAAAGGTGGATACGAAACCTACTCCAGCGCCTACTGTTGATACTGGTGATGATGAGGACACTATGTCCTATTTTGAAAAGTTGGCAAAAGAGTAAGAAACTGGGGGGTCTTTTGACCCCCCTTTTTTTAAAACCCAGCTGCTTCGAAACCACTATACCTTGTATTTACAACAGGAGCTGTTGAAACAACGTCACCTTCATTCTTGACAATGTTTGGTGCATTTACAGTATTTCCACCAACAGGAATTAGGGCAATTTGCGCTGTTAAAGCATTAATACTTTCCATTAAAGAATCTGTGCTTGTAGGTTTAAGATCATTTTCCCCCAACGGGTCATCAGTGCTAGCACTAACAGTTTGTACTTTAAGAGCTGTTTTTAATTTATTGATATTAATTTTAGCTGTTTCAAAATCAATATCAGGACTCGCAAGTCCTTTAAATTTAATATTTCGCCTCAAAAATCTAACTTTCTCAGAACCCGCAACAGCACCTTCAATCACAGGTACGGTTGCTACTAAATCTGCTGCAAAAGCTCTCCACCCGCTATTTTTTCCATCATATTTAAAATTAGCAAATTCTTCTAATGCAGATATATTTTTTTTCACACTATTAGCATCAAACTTTTTCCCCGAAAATTTTTCAAACGCTTCCATTGGGTTCATATCTTCTTCACTTGAGAACCAATTGCCAACTCCTTTTAATAGATTGCTAACCGACTCACCAAAACCCGTTCCAACACTAATTTTGGCCATAATTTTGGTTGATTCAGCATATGCTACAAGACCTTGTGTATTTGATTGTATTTGGGTCACTTCTGCTGGCGTTACACTTTTTTTAGCAAATTTCTTTAAATCTCCTATAGGATCAGCGTCTTTAATACCAAGTAAACCTCCTATACTTTTTGCTACACCACCAACAAAATTAGCAATATCTCCAAAAGCTTTGGCACCTGTTGCTTTTGCGCCCGAAGCCATTCCTGTTGCATAGATAGACATCGCATCAGTAACATGCTTTATTTTGACTATATCTATACCTTCAGCCTTACTGATCTTCTTCATATCACTTAATTGATTATCTAAAGAACTTTTTCCACCGAAAAACTTAGAAAACCCATCGAAAAAGGTGGATATCATATTACCTGCACTGGCCACACTTTTCATAGCTGTAGCACCAGCACCAAAAGTCATTGCTACAGCATATGTCGCCATCGCATCTGCAACATTCTTTATTTTGGCTCCATCTATACCTTTAGCCTCACTAATCTTCTTCATATCACCTAATTGAGTTTCTAGAACACCCTCTCCACCTAGAAGCTTAGAAACACCATCTGTGAAACTTCCTATCATATTAAATACACCGCCCACACTTTTCATAGCTGTAGCACCAGCACCAGCAGTCATTGCTACAGCATATGTCACCATCGAATCGGCATTTTTCTTTACTTTTTTGCCATCGACATCGACCTTGGAAAATGCGATTAATTGATCTACTACAGGTACACCACCAAGTAATTTGCCAAGACCACTAATTGCACCATCAGCAAGTGTTGCCAGTGTGTTTAGCATGCTGCCCGCTGATCCGGCGGCCATTGCTACACCATATGCTGCCATGGCTTCAGCATTGCCTTTAATGTTCTTTACGTCAAGTTTTACTTTACTAAACTTTTTTAACTTTTCCATGATGTCTTCTTGGCCACTCTTTACACCAAACAGTCCCCCAACACCGTCTGCAATACTACCAATTAAATTACCTACACCCGAAATTGCTTTACCCGCACCCATTGCAGCAAATCCAGCACCAAGCCCGACCATACCCAAACCAACATCGATTAGGTTTTTACCATTTATGGGTTCAAAGTGTTTTAATCCTTCAGCAATTGAAGGCATCATCTTTGAAATTACATATATCGATGCGCCGAGGGCAATGGCGAACCCAGCAATTCCAACGCCAAACAGTGGGAAAGCAATTGCGAATTTGCCCGCTGCAATAATATTACTAGCGCCCGACATGAATCCGCCGATAGCTTTACCTACTCCTTTACCCAGACCACCTAGTCCTTTGGCAATACTAGCAAATGCGCCACCAGCTTTTTTATCGACCGGACTGGCACCACCACCAGCACCAGCCGACCC